TCGGCTTTCAGCGGGCTTCGCCCTGGGGAGATAAGCGGACTGCAGCTTTGTGATATTGATTCTGAGCGGGATATAATTACAATCCGCCACAGCTGGCACAGAACGGGATTTTTGAAATCTACCAAGACAAACCTTATCCGTAAGGTTCCTGTTGCCCATAACATTATCCTTCGCCTGATTTCTCTTGCAAAGTCTAGTCCTGTCGCTTGTGAAAACTCATTTGTATTCTGGTCTAAGGCTAATGACTATAAGCCGTTCCTGCCTCAGTATTATGATGACGGCTTTTTTGAGGCTCTTCACAAGATTGGTGTTTCTGAAGAAGAACGCCGAGAACGTAACATTGACTTTTACAGTCTGCGTCACTTCTGTGCAACATACCTTGCTAATATGACTGACATGCGTAACGTTCAGGCGGTTCTTGGTCATACTACACCGGCTATGACTCAGCATTATGCAAACCACATGACTGACGAGCACTTTAATGCTATCCGTGAGATATTCGAACAGAGTCGTATTTCGATTATTGCGGCTTAGTTAGAACAAGTTCTAACTTTCTTAACCTAGGTATTAACTTTATTAACCCAGGGTTTAACTTTCTTAACCTAGGGTTAAGGGCATTTCGTTTTATTATAACTCCCGATAACGAAAAGTTACGGGAGTTTTTTTATGGGCGAAGAAAAAGCGGCAGCTGGAATTATGTCAAACATCCTGAATATGGATATGGCGGCGGCTTATCTTACTATCAGCAAGGCCATGCTTTATATGCTTGTTAAGGGGAAGATGATTCCTTATGCAAATATCGGCAAGCGGATTGTGTTCCGCCGTGATGATTTATACAACTGGGTTGGAAGTAAGGTTGTGGACCCGGTTTATAACATTTTGGGAGATGAGGAAGAAGATGATTTGCCAGAGTAACGAGGAAATTGCTGACTGCATAAGGGATATGTACCTTGATTTTATGGGCAGGGCTATGTTCGGAGAGTTCAGCGTAAGCCTTACTGTGAATAAGGGCATGGCTGTAAAGTTTGTAAAAAGTGAGCGGGAAAATATAGTCCGCTATAAAAAAGAGAGAGTTATTGTTCAAAAAAAGGAGGGGTAATAATTGGGAGGACAAGTTGCTGACTTACCAACCGGCAATCTTGGTGAACATGCAGGGCCTGAATGCTGGGAGACTCGGTTACCAGAAGAGAGTCCGAAGGCATTTAAGGCTTTCTGCCTGTTCAGGAACATGGGCTACAAAAGAAGTATCAAGGCTTGTCTTGAACTGAATGATGTAGACCCGAAAAAGTACGGCTCCTGGAGTCGTTATGCCCGGCTTTTCAACTGGAAAGAAAGAGCGGCTAAATATGATGAGTATGTAGCAAAAGAAATTGAGAAAGAACTGATTGCAGAACGTGTTGAAAGACGTCGCCGACAGATGGAAATGCTGAATGATTTTGATGGACTTGTTGCAAAGCGCATTAAGACACTTAATCCTGAGGATTTGGATGCTGACGGTGCTATGGATTTACTTGAACGTTCTGCAAAGCTTGATTCATTCATAACCGGTGCTGATAAAGAAGCAGCAAAGCCTGTGCAGAATGAACTTGCTATCAGCTTTGTAGACAGCTTTAAGGGAGTTTAATGGCTGAACTTTTTACACCGACTGAGGTACAGAAAAAGGCTCTTGAGCTTCTGAAAAGTTCTGCAAAGCATGTTCTTTTATTCGGGGGAAGCCGTTCAGGAAAAACAACTGTTCTTGTAATGGCTTTGATATACAGGGCTGTTGCTTACCCGGGCAGTCGTCATCTTATCTGCCGCTACCGTGCGAAAGATGCGAGAAGCTCTGTATTACACGAAACTTTGATACCCTGGCTTAATAAGACAATCGGGGCCAAGCGGTACAAAGCAAATGTTCACGATGGTTTGATAACCTTATGGAACAAATCTGAAATATGGATTGGAGGACTTGGAGACCGGGAACAGGTTGATAAGATTCTTGGTCACGAATATGTAACGATTTACTTTAACGAAGTGAGTCAGATTTCTTATTCTGCCATTACTACTGCCTATAGCCGTCTGGCTATGAAAGTAAAAGGATGCAAGAATAAGTTTTTTTACGACTGTAACCCGTGTTCGCCAATGCACTGGGCTTACAAAGTTTTCATCAGAAAGATTGAACCTCGGACTGATGAGAAATTAAACAAACCGGAGCTTTACGCAAGTGAAGTTTTGAATCCGATGGATAACGCTGAGAACCTTGATGAAGATTACATCAGCGAAATCCTGGATAACATGCCGGAAAAACAGCGGGCCCGATTCCGTGACGGCCTTTGGGTAAAACCTGAAGGAAGCGTTTACGAGAAGTTTGAAGAATCTATGATTCTGACTCGGGACCAGCTGCCGGAAGAGTTTGACCGCTTTACAGGCGGCCAGGATTTTGGACTTCATATTGCAGCTGTGAAAGTTGGCTGGGTTGGAGAGACGGTTTATGTTGTTGCTGATTTTGGCGGCTTCAACATTACAACGAAAACTTCTGTTGAGCAGCAGCAGGCAAAGAACTGGTATGACGACTGCTTTGTTACTTACTGCGACCCGGCTGGTGGCGAGCGAATACAGGAAGTGCCTGGAGGAGTAAAAGCAAATAACTCTGTGGATGCAGGGATTGATTACATAATTGCAAAGATTGAACGAGGACAGTTTTTTGTTTGTAAGGACTGCACCGGCGTTCTTGGTGAAATATGGGATTACTCTCGGGATGAGAATAATCAGATTGTAAAAGTTAATGACCACTACATGGATGCGATGCGTTATGCCATCTTTAGCGCTGCGACTTCCGGTGTGGTAATGGCGTGAGGATTTACCGATAAACTATATGGGACTTTTTAAGAGGAACCAGAAAGAAAAAAAGTTACGAAGCTTTTCTGAGATAAATAACGACACTGTTGCAGATGACTTTTCTGTTCGCGAAAAGAAGACCTGCACAGATCCTTATTTACAGCATGCGTGGGTTTCGGTTTGTATTGATATTCTCACAAGAAATGTTGCGCGGGCTGAATTTGAAATTAAGAAAAACGGAAAGAAAGTAAACGATTCTAAGCTGGCACAGCTTTTTAACTATCCTAATAAAAGTCTATGCAGGTTTGATTTATGGAAGCAGACCTGCGCCTGGTGGAGCCTCGACGGTGAGGCGTTCTGGTGGTTTGGCGAAGACTACTGCTGCGGCATTCCGACTGAGATTTATATTTTAAATCCAAGGAACATGCAGCACGTTGTTGTAGACGGAAAGATTACCAAGTGGGTTTATACAGAAGGTGGAACGGGGAAACCTTGTATAATCCTTCCTGATGAAATAATCCACTTTAAGGACTGGAATCCGTGGAATGAATATCGCGGGGTTAGCCCTTTGGTAAGCTTGGGTCTTGAAGTCGAACAGGATTTGCTCGCTGCCAAACAGAACTCCGGACTTTTAAGAGAAGGTGGTGTACCTAAGGGGCTGTTAAAAACTGACCAGATTCTTACTGAAGCAGAAGCTGAAATCTTAGCTAGAACTTGGGACTCAAAATATGGTCACGGTATGAAAAACCGAGTGGCCGTACTGGGTAAAGGTACAGAATACCAGCCTCTTACATTTAGTCCCGATGTTCTGAAACTTTACGATATGAAAAAGTGGAACCTGTATACACTGCTTGCGAAGTATGGCATTCCGCCTAGAGTAGCGAACATACAGGATTCTAAAAGTTCCCTTAGTGGTACCGACACAGACAGCCAGCACAGAGCGTTCTGGAACTTTACTCTAATTCCTTTATTAAAAAACTTTGAGCAGATACTCGAAGTGCAATTCTTTCGTCGTTTCAATCTTTCAGAAACCGGCGAATTCAATCTAAATAATATCCCTGAATTACAAGAATCTGAGGATGCCCAGAGCAACAGGGATATTGCAGAAATCAATGCTGGTCTTAAAACAATCAATGATGTTTTAAGGCAACGAGGAGAAAAGGAAAAACCTTGGGGCGACTGCTGGTATAAGCCCACATCCTTAACAGCATACGACTCTGCCTCATCACAATAAGAGGGTTAAAAAATGGTTAAAGTGATTGTAGGTATGACTGACGATTATACCAAAAAACTGACTATGGAATGTGTGTCTAAGGCCCTGCCTAAGGCACAGCTTATTGACGGCTCTAGTGATATGGAGATTTTTTATCATTTACAAAAGGCTGAAGATGAAATCATTGTAATTTTCGACAGATTCTTTTTAAGCTACATTTTGAAATTTAAGCTGATTTACTTGAAGGCGATGAACAATCGGATGAAGATTGTATTTTGTGAGAGAGGAAGCTGTATCAGAGAATTTGGATTGCGTCTTTACGAGCTAGGAGTAGACGGGTTTATCTGCGACATTGAACACGAAGACCTTTTTGTTGCAAAGCTTAAGAAGGTCGAAAACGGAGATAAATGTTTTCCTGATGAAATGAAAGATTCTGACGGGTATCTGCAGGTTAATTCTGACAGAAAAGGCTGTGTTGAAATTACCTGTGCAGAATTTACTGTGGGACTTTATTTGGGCAAAGGCTTTACGAATAAAGAAATCAGCAGGATTACAGGATTCTCAATTAACGCAGTTAGAAATCACGCACATTGGCTGAAGAAGAAAATCGGTTTTAAGTGTCTGAATGACTTAACGGTTTTAAATCAGCGCTATGCTCATCTGGATATAAGGAGTTGGCATCTTGGTAATTAAAATTGATGGTATTGAAAACAAGGAATTTGGAAAAGACAAAAATCTTTTCTTGAAGTTCCTTAAGGAGAACACGAGCTCTGGAAAAGTGAGTGCCCAGGTTGAGGTGTTCAAGGCTGTGGATGTGCAGAAGGATTCTTTCCATTGGGTAATGAGTACCTTTGATACGGACCGCGACTTTGAGAAAGTGGATCCGTGCGGATGGGATTTGAAAAACTATCTTGCTAATCCTGTTGTGCTTTGGAGCCACGACTATAGTATTCCGGCCATTGGCATTGCTAAAAATGTTTCGGCTGAAAAGCAGCTTGAAGGCGATATTGTCTTTAACGACAAGGAGTTTGACGAGTTTGGCTGGAGCATTGGAGAGCGTGTAAAAGCCGGAGTTCTGCGCTGCGGTTCTGTGGGTTTTCGTGTTGATGAATGTGAGTTCCTGGAAGCTCAGGACCGCGACTGTGATTTGATTTACAGAAAGCAGGAGCTTCTGGAGTTCAGTATTTGTTGTGTACCTTCGAATCCGTTTGCGATTCATGTACCGCAGAAGAAACTGGAAATTGAAAGAATTATTCAGGAGGATGATTCTTCATTTTATGAAAAGGTTTGTTCAGGCTTGAAAGCCAGAGCATAAATAAAAAAAACAGAGCTGCCTGCAATTGAGACCTGGAGACAGCCCTGATTCAAGACCAACTTGGAGGTTTATCTTGAACGAAGTAATTGTATCTTTGCAGCAGAAACTTAGCAATATGAAAAGCTTGGTTCCAACTGAAGCTGCAACACCGGAACAGATTTCAAAATACTTTAATGAGACAGAAGAGCTCATTGACGG